AAAGAACAAGAAGGTGTTCGCGTTAAAGCCAGTAATGATAACAAGACCGCAAGGGTTTATTGTACTTTGCATGAAACTGGTTTAGGTAAATTATGGGCACAGTGTTCAAATTGTTTACCATGGGCACAAAAGAAACATGCTTTTATTGAAACATCTCCTTCTGAAGACGCTTTGTTTATGTGGTGTAAAAAACATCTTAATGAAGATGATCCTGCAGAAGGCATGACTATTAATCAATGGAAAGAATATTGTGAAAAGCAAATCCATCCAAATTAAATACTTGTTTATTGGTCATATCTTTGATTAAACTGAACGCAAAAAATTATATCCTTGCGAGGGTCAGTTATGGTCAGAACTTCAGTTGAAACGTTGCCTGGTAATTATACTGCTATTAAACAGAAGATTACCAACGACTACAATAACAATATCTCTTTATGGTCAATCTTCTGGACGCAGGGTAATATTGATACTCGTCTGTTTTCAGGGGATCCTAGCCTGATGGCACAATTGAATCAAAATATTGTGACCAACCAAAACAACTCCTATTACTTCAACAGAGTTCTTCCCATTGATAATATGATCTCTGGTTATCAAATGCGTAACAGGAAATCATCCGTCATTGTTCCCGCAGAAAATGGCGATAATCAAACAGCAGATCAATTTACAAAGCTCATCATGAACATATACAAAAAAGAACATGTATATGAGATGATTTCAGATGCCTTCCTTGCTGGCCCAATTATTACTGGAATGGCATTAATAGAACCATACCTTGATTTTACTGATGACCCCGTTAATGGCGATATCAAATACAAGCAATATGCCTACAATGAGTTTATGATTGATCCCTATTTTAGGGATATTCATAAGCTTTCAGATGCAAGCTTCATCATGACCCGATCATATCTCACTCATTCAGCAGCAGCAGCCATCATGCCTCCAGAAATGTATGATCGTATTATGGCTTTGCCTGGAAATTCAACAGGAATGGCCCGAGATGGACGTTTTCAATACGAGCCAGAGTCTATGGCCTACACGCAAGGAAATCGCGTAGCCTTTGATCGTTATTGGTATCGTGACTATCGCAAAGCTAAAAAACTCTATGATAAGAACACTGGGCAATGCATAGACGTGACATACCAAGAAAATATAGATATAGACATGATGCTTGCTGATAATCCTTCTTTAGGATTAGAAGAAGTTACAGTACCAACAGTAAGACTGGCAATTCAAATTCAGGATGAAGTTTTTTGGGACGGAATAAATCCGCTGGGCATCGACGATTATCCGTTTACAGCGTTTATAGGCTATTATGTAAAACAAATGCCATACATGTATCAGCGTATCTTTGGTGTTAACCGCTCACTCCGCGATCCACAAATATTGCTTAATAGAAGAATAATACTCAGTGCAGACCTTTGTGAATCGATCATAAACACAGGGTGGAAATTCCGCGAAAACGCTCTAGTAGATGTCAAACATCTCTTCCAAACAGGTCAAGGACGCATAATTCCAATAAAGCGTGAAGCTCAAATGACAGATGTGGAACAAATACAACCACCAAACATACCGCCATCATTCTTTACCTTGCAGGAAACATTTGATAATGAGCTTTATAACTGTGCAGGCATATCTCAAGAGAACATGGGTAAGGTAATCCAAGATGATGCTTCAGGCTATCTTTCAGCATTGCGCCAAGGTGCAGGACTTACTGCTCAACAGCCGCTTTTTGATAGGCTTGATTCAGCGCAAAATAGACTTACAGAACTTACTATGGAGATAATTCAACGCAATTATACTCCAGGAAAAATACGCCAAATGCTTGAAGGCGAAGAGCCAGCCCCCCTATTCTATAATCAAGCATTTGGCAAATACCATGCTACTTGTGAATTAGGGTTCAATACAGAAACCCAAAAACAATTAGCCTTCGCGCAGAAATTAGAGATGAGAAAAGCTGGCATCATGATTCCAGACGAAGAGCTCATTGAAGATGCAACATTCCAATTTAAAGATAGAATGCTTGCACGAATGCAACAGGCACAACAACAACAACAAGAACAACAACAAATGCAAATGCAAGTACAAATGGAAGAACTGCAATCCCGTTCTCAGCTCTCCAAAGCACGTGCAATGGCAGACATGGGACTATACAGTGAAAGAACTTCTAGAGTTGCAGAGAATAGAGCATTAGCAATACAAAAACTCCATGAAGCAAACAAACAAGATGAAGCAGCTTCACTTGATAGAATTAGAGCAATGAAAGAATTAGAAGGCATGGATCTTGATCACCTTGAAAGGTTATTAGCATTAGTACAATCCCTTAAAGGTGGTGAAAGACAAGATACAGAATTACAGCCTCACCCAGAAAATAATGTATAACCCTTAACGAGAAAGGCCATACAATGGCAAGAAAACGTTATGAAATGCCAAACGACCGTAAGGCATTGATGAAAGAAGATATGTCTAACCCTTGTGGCTTGCCGTATGGTGCCCACGTTAAGGAAGTGGACATGTCAAAAGCAGCTGAAGAAGTTTCAGGAAGACCTATGGATCTTTTTGAGCTTGTAGAAAAGACATCTTCTGAAGATGTTAAGAACCTCAAGAGCTTAACCAGACCTCATAATTGGTAACCGAGGAGTAACCATGGCTGCATGGCTTAGACCATCAGAAAAGCTTGCTAAAGTTGCCTATAAGATTCTTAAGACTCCAAAAGAGCTAAGACAACGCAATGATAAAGAGCCTTCTGATAAACGCATTGAAGCATGGAAAATCAATACTTCAACAACAAGTTGATTGTAAGTCCAGGGAAGAGTTTGCGAAAGCTGCTCTTCCCTTTTTAAGGAAATTAAATGGCAAAGAAAATGTGGATACAATCAGCCATAAAGCACAAGAATGCACTTCACGAAGAGCTCCATGTGCCTAAAGGCAAGAAGATCCCTAAAAAGAAACTAAAGAAAGCAGCTAAAGCTAAGGGCGTGCTTGGAAAAAGAGCAAGACTCGCCGAGACTTTAAGTCACTTTAAAAAAAGGAAAAAGAAATGAAAAAGATGAAACATTGTTCTAAATCATGCAAGATGGATCACAAACATAAGATGAAAAAACATGCTTATGAAGATGGTATGGAGCATGAAGAGCATAGAAGCAGAGTAAAAAAAGAAAAACGTGGCAAGATTGCTAAAGTGATGAGGGAGTATGCCCACGGGGAATTGCACTCAGGATCCAAAAAAGGCCCTAAAGTGAAATCAAGAGCACAAGCTCTCGCAATTGGTTATAGCGAAGCTAGAAGAGGCAAAAAGAAATAAATAAGGCTTATCTTCTACTGATTCGCCCCTATAATCTCTTGGAGGTTGTAGGGGTCTGTTCTTAAAGGAGTATATGAATTTAAAACTTAAAGAAGTCCAAAAAGCGATGGGATTTGAAGATGATGTCAGAGAATATTCCCTTGAATGGGGAAAACAACTTCATCGCAAGATATGGGAAACAATAGATGCAGCAAAAGAACATGCTGCTTACAAAAATAGAAACTTCTACATCGTACTTATCAAAAATAGAGATGTGTTTAATGAGAAAGCTAAAGATGCTATTCATGTGAGAGTATCTTGTCCTACGCCAGTCTACAAGCAAGATGTATTTAAATACCATCATTTAACAGGATCATTAGAGTTCTTGTGGTGTATCCCTGATAAGTTAAAGTATTACCATATCTTAAACAACAAACAACGCTATTATGAGAACAAAGAAACAAGACGACAATGTCAATTTGTGGTATTAATGGAGTCTGGAGAGCTTTTAAAATGGGTTAAAAAAGAAAATGGTGAGCTTCCCGATGCAGTACTATCAATCAAATCAGATACAAAGGAGTAGATATGGAAGATCAAATACAAGAAACGCCAGAAGTGGTGGAAGAACAAGTCCAAGAGCCAGTCAAGCCAAGTATTGAGAACAATTTAATAGCGATGAGAAAAAAACTTGAAGCAGAAGAAGAGGCACGACGTGCTGCGGAGCGTAGGTTACAGGAAATTGAACAACGATACATTAATTCAATCCAGCCTCAACACGCAACTGGAGTACCTGATTCTAGCGATGACGATTTTGGGGCTGATCCTGATGATTTTCTTCAAGTAAAGCAATACAAAAAGACAGCATCTAAGTTTTCATCCAAACTCTCAGAAGCAGATAGAAAGCTTAAAGAACTTAACGAAAAACTTGCTCGTTTAGAGGCTGAATCTGCCCTGAGTTCATTGAAAGACTTTGATCAAGTAGTAACAGATGATAATATGAAAACGTTGGCTAGGCTCTATCCTGATGATTATGAGACCATGATGTCTAGTTCTAATCTTAAAGCTAAATCAAGGACGGCATATAATATGATAAAGAAATATAAGATCATAGATGACTCTATTGCTGAATCAGAAGCGAGAGTAGCTGCAAACAAAAAGAAACCAAGCAATCCTTCAAATCAAGGACAAACAGCACAAACACCATTATCTAAACTGCATGATTATGATCGCAGAGTATTAACCGATGCAGATCGTGATAGAATTTTAGCTAATTTAGAACGCGTTAAGCGTGGTGGTTAATATTAGGAAACTTCATTACTCTCTTTTTTTCACCAAGGTTTTAGGTCAACTCCTTTTCCTTGGTGATTTTTTTTAGTAGTATCTTTTTGTCTAATGCTCCATATTAGGCTTACTGTTCATGATAAATCCCCAAATTTCCTATAGTTCTTTGGGGATTTATTTAGAATTCTTAACCTAATATCCAGAGTTTTATAATAATAGTTTTTATAACAACGCCTCTGGATATTATTAATAATGGTCAATTGAGTTTGTGTGCCAAACTCACATTAAAGTAGGGGAGTAACGCACCTCCCCTTACTAAAAAAGGAGTCAATATGGGAATTTATTATGCAGTAGTTAATAGAGCCAAGAAGCAATATCTGTATCCAGATTGCCAATGTGGGGTCAGAATACCCGCAATCTTTTCTCGCTATAATTCTCTTTCCCAGCTTGTTCTTTATAAGATATTTACAGATTGGAATCAGGATCCTTTAGAGATTTGGGCTGATTCAGATGAATGGCCTTGGTGGAATGAAAAAGGATGGAAAGATATTACTCGACAAACAAGGAAGGAGATTCTCAAAGAATATGGGCACTATGATGATGTCTTTGATAATCTTCTAGAATGTGAGAATGAATATAAAGAATTTAAAAAGAAGCAAAAGGAAAAAAAAATGGAAAAGATCATATGTTCTAATTGTCACAATGAAATAGGAATTGGTGAAGAACCAGTTTTAATGAATATTATTTCTAAAGGTAATTCTAAAGAATATAGACATATTGAAAAAAAAGATTGTGTAAAGAAAGAGGATTGAATGTTTTACTTAAATACAGTACTTTTAGCATTATCTTTCATTTATCTCTTTAAGATTAATAGAGATAACTATTTAACCAAAATTAATAACCGCCCTTGTGTAACAGAGATTACAACTAATAATGAACATGATATTGAGTTTGCTTATTTTGATGACCATGACCATTTCTGCGTCATCGGAAAAAAGCCAAAACAACCCACCAACAAATCCTCAAACTATAAACTCCCGATCGAAAATGAAGATCTTCACCTTCTCGCGACTCAGGAAGTACCAACCTATACCAGCTACTTTAAAAGATGAAATTCGCAGATGGGAAAAGGAACATTTTAAAGAAATTCCAATAACCATAGATAAACAATAATTGCTTTTCATTTTGTCTCGGTTATATACTCGTTTATATAACAAAGGAGGCATTATGCAATTAGGTCAAAAACAAGCTCTATTCTCACAAAACGTCGCTCAACTTTTACAATATATCCACTCAAAAGGCTATGGTGTTTCTTTAGGAGAAGCATATAGAACGCCAGAACAAGCACATCTTGATGCTCTTAAAGGTATTGGCATTACAGACAGTCTTCATTGCAAGAGATTAGCAATTGATCTAAATCTCTTTAATGTTTCAGGAGAATACCTATCAGATCCTAAAGAATATGAACAATTTGGCGTTTATTGGGAGACATTGCATCCCTTTAACCGAAATGGCAGAAACTTCAAAAGAGGAGATGCGAACCATTTTGAAATGCAAGACTTGTAAAAGAAGTCTATTTTTCAATAAGGAGGCTTTATGAATAAAATAGTATTACTTTCAGCTCTTCTTATGTTCAGCAGCGATGCAAAAAATGTTAAATCAGAACTAGCTCTTCAAAAAGAAAAAGACCAACAACAACTTCGTCTTGAGGAAGAAAAAGACGCTCAAGAACTTCGCTTAAAGATTATTGCTCTTATAGGAACTATTTCATTAGCAGTCGTTGGTGCAGTAGTCCAAATCTACCTCAAAGACAAATGAGCTTGTTTTTTCTCATCTCTTTAAGGTATAATCCCAGCGAACGTATTAGGTAGTCGTTCACCCTGTCGGTGTGAGGAGCCTCACCAACTCCGTGCGTATAGGCCTCGCAAGCCAGTCAACAAATTATTCTCTTCTTTTTGGAGATTACTATGGTCAATAGTCCTAATAATCTACCACCAGAAGTCTTACAATCCGCAGATGATGTGCTTTTAGCTGTCAGAACGCCAAGATTAATTCATAAACTCGGCGCGATGACTAAACACTTGCCTGCAAAAGGTGGTACAACTTTACGTATGAGCAGATATGACAGACTTCCTACTGCTCCTGTTCCTTTAGATCCAAATGGCGTTCCAATCGCAAGTACACCACTTAATCGTGTGGATATTGATGCTACAGTGTCGATATATGGCCTGTATAGTGCAATCAATCAAAGAGTATTCTTGCAAAACCAAGACATGGTTTTGATGGAAGTTTCCGAACTTATGGGACTTTCAATGAGAATGACAGAAGATCAATTGTCTCGTGATGCTTTAGCGGCATCAGCTACCCAATATACTTGTACTGGGGGTAATAACGGAGACCGTCCAACGAACATCTCTGAGTCTGACGTTGATGAAGTAGCTACTGGCTTACTTTCAAATGATGCTTGGATGATTTTGGATAGAGAAATTGGTGAGCTACGTTTCGGCACCGCGCCTGTTAGAGATGCGTATATAGCAATGTGTCACACTAATTTGACTAAAGACTTGAATGCTCTTAATGATTTTAATCCGAAGTGGAACTATCCCAATTACAATTAGGATAATAAAATCTTCACTAATCTAACAAGAAAGCCTAAAAGAAAAATGTAAATTTCTCATGGCAACTTGAGCGAAGATAGTTAAAGGGAATTATGAAATTTGATTTGTTTGATAATATCACGAACTTTTGCAACAACGTTATCGGAGTAATCAACTCCTTTGATTTTGGTATTATGAATTTTAAGATATTCATTAACCAAAGAACATTGTTGTTTTCTCATGATGAGGTAAGGTTCAAGAGAAGTACAAACAAATTCGCTGGTTTTTTGATTACAAACCCATTTCCAAATTGGATAATTTATACCTTTATATTGAGAAATACTGCCATCGAGGCGTTCTTTAATATAAATAATAGGTTCTCCAAAAGTATTAAAAGCACCTATCCACGAATCAAAAGTTCGTTTTGGGCCATTTTGATATTCAAAAACAGTAAAGTTTCCATCGCCATCCATGAAACCAGCGAGCCATTTAAAAAAGCTATCATCTGGAATAATATTGGTAGGAACTTTAATCTGTTCTTTTGTATAAAACGTTGGTTTTTTAAAGTTGGCAATATCTGCAGCATACAATTTACGATTTTCTCTACGCAAATCACGAGAAAGATGAAGATATTCTTTAAGTTCTTGAAGTTGTTTAGTTTTTACTTGAGTAAAAGCAGAAACAGAATCAATGAAATTTATGGAAGTTTCTTTTATGGTAGAAATATTCCAAACATATGTTTGTTTTCTTCCATTCCTCTTTTTCTTTTTATGTATGCGGCCTCCGAATTTATCTTGAAACATTTGAATGATTTTTTCATTACTTTTTTCAAGTCCAATAACAAAATGGCCGTCGGGTACCAGAGAAACCCAACCATCAGCGTCAAACATACCAGCAAAATATTCCATAATTTCTCCTATATAATGGTGCGTATAATTACATTATATAATATAGGACTATCACGTGCAACGACTAAATGTGAAGAATCAAGGATAAATTCTTTGATGTGCCATAGTCTTCTCTGCTACGAAAGTTGCAGAGGATTCTCCGAAGCGGGAATCCCGCTATATTGAGTATAAAACTCCATATAGTCAGTAGGCGCGAGCCGAAAGTAAAAGAACGAGTGCAAGTACTGCAAAAATTGGAGCAGAGTGGGGGGCGCTGAACAACGTCAGATTTTTCGTGTCGAGCCAGGGGTTAATTGCTCCTAATGCTTCTGCATTAGGAAATGACGTTTACTCAGTGTTCATTTGCGGATTAGAGTCATATGCTGCGGTATATCAAGATAACTTTAGCGCACGTATTCTGTATCGTGGGCCTGAGTTTTCTGATGCACTCTACCAAAACGTAACTATTGGTTATACCTTTAGTGAAGTGACACGCGTTGTTAACGATTTATGGATCACCCAATTGCTTTGCACATTAAATTCATAAGGAGTTACGATGAGTGTAGTCTTTTCTGGAACAAATCAAGGTCAATTCATATCTACTGGTAATGCAACACTAGTTCCTCTGAGATCGAGTGTTGATTGGATGTATGTATTTAATGCAACCCAGTTTGGCGCTGCTGCTAACCCTGGTGTATTAGTACAATCATACTGGCAATTAGGTCTTCCAGTTGGTAATGGATATGGTTGGGAAAATACTGCTGGTACTAATGCATTGAATGCAGTTGGATTAGCAAATGCTTTCACCTTGTATGATAATACCGTAAATATTCCTGGCGCTTCTGTAGCGTTAACTTCAATTTCTAATGCTACGCCTCCTCGAGTACTTGTAGCTTCAACTGCTAACCTTTCATCTGGTCAAGTAGTAAGAATCTACAATACTGCTGGAGCACAACAACTTGGTGGTGTTGATTTCACTATCAATGTTATTGATGG